GCAGCTAAGTAAGGATTATCGGAAAGACGGGCAGGTATAAACCTACGTTTAAATAAAGGCTTACCAGCTTTGGCATGTCCAGCAGGATAACGTAATACTTCAGTTGTTTCAATGTCTGTTGCATCAAACGGTTTACCATGCGGAGCAGGATCAATAAACATTTTCTTAACCCAATGATGTCCTCTACCTCCTGGGTTGGTAGTAGCCCTCATATATACTGGTAAATCACTTGCAGTAGATCTCAGACGACTTCGCATGTAATTCCAAGCAAATGGGGTAGGCCACTGAGTTAGTTCGTCAAAACCTATCCAGCTAAACGCAAGACCTTGGTATCTTAATACATCGTCTTCTCTATCAAGGTAGGACATCCACAGTCTAGCACCAGAGGGTGCAGTCCATTGCATCTTACGTTCTGACCACTTAATTCCAGGCCATATCTTAGGATACATTTCTTGAGACTTAAAGATAAGTTCCCTTAATTCTTCTGTAGTATGCCGTAGGAGCAATCCTGAGAAGGCTGGGTGCCCCATAAAGCGTAATGGGTCAGCGAGCATAGCATATGACTTACCCCCACCTGCAGAGCCACCATACAGTACCTCACGTTCACCTGCAGCTAAGAAGTCTGTTTGCGGTCCAGCATTAGGTTTAAATATTACATTATGCTGTTCTTCTACAAGTGCTAGTTCAGGTTCTACTATTTTAGCTGGTTCAGGCTGCGTTTGTTTCTTGGTTGTCGTTGTCTTGCGCTTTCGCCCCGATGCGGTTGCGTTCAATTTCTTCCGCTTTGGCGACTGCCTTTTTCGCATAGTCTGCCCATCTGCGTAGGCTTCCAGCTTTGTTTTTTCTTCTTCGCTCATTATCTAACCGTTTCTTTAATCCTACGTGAGATATGGTTCTGCCAGTGTTTCTGGTTAGCCAGTTGGCAACCTCACGATACGAGTACTGCTTTAAGTACTTCTTGGCTTTCACAAGCATATCAAGTTCGTTATCAATTGGCAAGAGTATTCCGTCATCTTCTGGATCTAATTCATATCCAAAGGGTATTGTTCTTGCTACACGTGGAATAGGAACCCATTCATTGTCTTCTTGTAGGTCAGTCGGTTGTGGTAGTTTCCATTGTCCTAATGGCTTAGTCATCGTCATCCTGTGCTTGTTTAGCTGGCATTAACATAACACCACCTTTAGCTTCTACCTGCATCTTCTCAGTTTTAACTAAACCAGTACGATCTAGTAATTCTTTAGCTGCAGACATCTTATCACGAATACCTAGCTCAGTAGGATCGTACAAAGCACTAACCATAGCCATTGCAGCTTTAGGCACATTACGTGCTAAGTAGCTGTGCGTTACATCAATAATCTCTTCTTTAAGACTATTGGTTATTTCACGGTTAGGTGTATTGGGCGAATACCCAGCAAGTTTCTTAGCCATAGTAACATCGCCACCTGCCTCATCCATAAGTACATCTAAAAACTTTTGTTGACGTTCTGTTAATTCACGAGCCATATTACATCATTTCAAAATGTGGGGCATCAATAAAGGGTCTACGTCCTTCTGACCTACGGAGATCTACATATGCGTTCATTGCATCTTCTGCAGTACCAGCATACTTTCTAATGTCTCCTTCACTCCATGCAGCACCCCATTTAATTGCTACATTATTTTTTCTAGCGGCTTCAGCCATAGCATCACAGATGTCATCATAGACATTGAGTTCCCAAGAAATATCTGAACCAAAGTATGCAACTAGATCTACAGCACGACCCTCAAGATGCTTAGACTTCATAGTCTGTGATCTACCAGATTCGTATAGTTTCTTTTGTTCTTCCAAAGTACGTAGTCCAAAGGTAACACCAAAGTCTACTTTCGTAATACCAATAGCATCCTTTACGACTGCTACAATACCTTCGTCTACACCCTTTAGTTTCTTCATACTTCTGCTGCTTAATTTAAATGCCATCACTTCTTCCCAAAAAACTTAGTAGCTGAACGTACACCAAAGGACGCAGCCACAATTACACCTAATGTGTAGCTATACCACTGAGGCATACTATCTAATGCTACAAATCCATTCTGCACTACTTGTCTACCCCACTCACCTGTAAATACAAGTATTAGTGGTATAGAAAATAAAATAGTCAGCCACTCGTCTTTCCACGAAGACTGACTACCTTGCGCCATAATCTTTTCCCAGTCTGCTTCACTAGTTGCCCGACTAAGCATAATCTGTGCTTCAGCTTCAGCTTTGGCAACTTTAACTTTAGTTTCGGCAGCTTTAGTTTCAACTTTACCATTTAACCATGTTCCTGCTAGACTTGCTATCGGGCCAATAAATGCTTGGATCATTTACTGCCTCTATCTGTTTTGGCTTCTTTATTCATCCAAATACCAAAGCAACCTGTTAATGCACCCATACAAACAGATACAAGTCCAGCTTGCCCATTAGTAGGATCAGGTAATGCCATATACCAATGTACAGATTGATATGTAAGTATAGTCACAACTAACATCATTAGTCGTGGAAATAATTTATAGTCATCAATAATAGTATGTGCCATTATCAGGTTCTCCTGTATTTAGCGGTTTTCTTTGCAATGCCTTTAGGTTGAGCCACATGCTGCTTACCTGCCTTCGTGCCTTGTCGTTTAGCTCTGGTTGTAGCGGCATACTCACTGCTGCTAAGAGACTTAATAGCCTTAGCAGGTAAATAACGCTCACCAGTTTTAGCACTAGGCTTCCCACTTTTAGTTCGCCAATCTTGCTTAGTCCATTTCTTTAAAGACTTTTGTGATTTAGAGAGGGCCACTATTTGTAGCCCCCACCTTTTGCTTTATACTGCTTTGCAACCATTTGGGCTTTACGAGCCGACCACTGTCCAGCCCTTCCACCTTTGCTGCCAGCTTTAACGGATGCGACAAGACGCTTACGCATACTAGGCTTAGTATAATTTCCTGCCGCATTAACCGTAGACTTTTTGCCTGACTTCGCCACGACTGATCCCCATATCATGCAGTTCCTTATCACTTAGATTCATAAGAATCCAATAGTCGGCTCTGCGTTGCTGATTTTCTTGTATTTTCTTAAACATACGTTTAAACATATTCTATCTCCTATATTATGTTAAGGTAAGAATTACTTACCCTTATAGAGATAGTTATATCATACTTAGTTATAACATAGTATAGATAAGATTGCAACCCCGTTATGCATTAAGTGCGATTCGGGTCAAAGTACTCTTCTACAGAAACAAGTACTTCCATAGTATTTGTAGTCTCGCCATACACCATAATCTTATCGCCTGAGTGTAAGTTAAAGTATCCACCATCAACTAGATTAACTACAGAATGTCCTGCCATACTAAGTCCGTTAGCTATGTAATGATACGCATTATCTTCAGCATGGTAAAACTGCACATACACTTTTTTAGTAGAGGTAGAACTATTACTAATATGCAAATACCTAGTAATGGCACTGAAGTTAGCAGGGCAGGTATACACAGCAGTAGCACTAGCATCTGCCGAAGTAGATGCAATAGTGTACCCTTGTGTATGAAACTTTGACTTACTAAGATCAGGCATGTAGATTCCTTATGCTATTATAAAGTCTACGATCTGACCATCAGGTGTACGTAGTTTGTTTGGATTAGGGTTATAGGCATACATCTGATTCACTAGCTTTAGATCTTCTACTGGTGTATCAGGTGTTACTCTATTAGGCTGCTCTGGCTTATACTCTTCGTTATTTCTACTAGACCTATCTTTATCTGCTTTCTCAAATACAATATTCTCATGAGTTTGAAAAGGCATACTAGGTAAAGGAAAGTGAGATATAAGGGTCATTACTTCTTTTTCTTAGCCATACCACCACGCATCATTTTCTTTTTAGGTGCCATACCGCCCCCACGCATCATGGTTTTCTTTTTAGCCATACCACCACCACGCATAGGTGTTTTCTTTTTCATTGCTCTAGGTTTCATTGCCATTGTTTCTGTCTCCGTTTTCTTCTATCTAATACGAGTGCTTCATACTCGTCTTTAGGATACACATCATAATATCCTAGTTTTTCTAGTCGTAAACTTGCGTCATCTACTTTACTTAAAGATTGAATAAACAACATAGCGTATTCATCTTCTATATCAGACTCCCACTCATGTTCATACAAAAAGTCTAAGTCTGCATCTTCTGCACCAAAGTCAGGATGAAACTCCATTATGTGCAAATCTCTAGAGGTATATGTATCGTTTAAAAATGTAGTAAACTCTTTAAGCTGTACCGCAGAAGGAAAATAATACGATGCAACTATAACTAAGTCATACGTATTATCAAACAGATTAGCTTGCGTAATAGCTTCAATGCCAAGGTGCTTAGTTTCTATTACACGTACTTTGTTTTGTTTCCAAGCTTGCTGTGCATACGGACATGCGGGTAGGCCACCTAAAGTGTCATTAGGTACTTCTAATACTTTACGTGACCAATCCCGTATATCACTTTCTATGCTCACTAGTAGAACAAGCCACCTTTACGCATATCTACGTGACCCTTAGTAACTTTGCCACCACGCTTCATGTAGCCCATTTTATTACGTACAGGAGTAGGTAGTTTCTTTAAGCCAGTTTGGTTAGGTGTAGGTTGTGTAAGGCCACCACGTTTAAACAAGCCTTTAGCTGCACCACGCTCAGGTTCTGCACCCTTTGGTGCGGCAGGTAGTGAAACAGGCTTACGACCACCAGAACGTCTTGCACCCTGCATAACTACTTCAGATTCTCGTTTAAGTCGTAACTCACGTAAGTCTTTTCTAAGTTTTGCTAAACGTGCAACTTCGGCTTCTGATTTATCTGCCTTACCTGCTAACTGACGTATTTCTTTTTGTAGGTCTGTTAGTTTTTTACCTTCAGCAATATCTGTTCCAGATCTTTGTGCTGCCATAGGAGCTTTTCTACCAGTTGCACTAGAACCGATTGCACTTTCTTTACCAATAGAAGCACGTTGACGTTCTTCTGCAGTTTGTTTCTTTTTAGCTGCAGGACGTGTATCTGGCTTTTTAGGTTTAGCAGCATCTGCAGCCTTTTTACGCATAGCATCTTTACGACCAGAAATCATATCAGCTATTTTAGCTTTACGTGCTTTCTTTTCTTCAGCAGTAGCATTTTTTAAACCTTCTATTTTATTATTTAATTTAGATTTAAGAGTTGTTAATGCCTGTGGAGATGGAGCATCTGCAATAGCCTTACGTTCTGCTGCAGTTACAGCAGCACCAGCACGTCCTACACGAGTATCTTCTTTAGCCTTGGGTGCTTTATCTTTAGCTTTTTCAGCTTGCGTCTGCTCAAACGCTTTACCCTTTCGTGTTTTAGTAGCAGCTTTAGGTTTATCACCTCTATCTTTAGCTTTATCCGCATCTTTAATAATTTTATCTTGCTCGGCTAAACGTTCCTCTACATCTTTATCTAGTTTACGTTCTGCCTTAAACTTAGGTTTTGGATCTTTTTTCTTAGCTTTCTTAGCTTTCTTAGCTGCTCTAGCGGCCTTAGCTGCTGCACTCAATATTCCCATTGGTATATCTCCTATATTACCATTTAACTTTATGTGACCAATATCTCGCACTCAGCTTACTAGGCTTAGAGTCTTGAGCATTGTGTCTTGCGTAATAGCTCTTCTTACGAGCTTTGTCTTTTGCAGTCTTAGGACTCTTACCAGCACCACTTACACCCTGCTGTCCGAATCTAATAAATTTATACGTGTCACCTTCTTTAGCCATTACGCAGTGTGACTTCTTAGGATGCTTAGGTGTCCTCTTAGGTTTATTTACACCAGAGAGTCCTTCCTCTTTCATCTTATTCTTAACTCTTTCAGGTACGCTCATCGGTCCATCCTTTAAACTTTAGGCTTTCTACCTGTCCTACGAGAGCTAGAAGAGGTCATAGTCTTCTTAGCTGAACCTCTCTCTATTTGTTGCATCTTTGGTTCTGATATACCTTTGATCACAGAAGCTTTAAAAGCAGGATCAAGTTTTTTCATAGTCCTATTAAAAGCACCCTGAGTTATTTCACCATTTCCTA